CTCCAGTTACTTTATGGTAGTATCTGTTGTGTATTGCTAGTTCTCTAGCAGTTAGATTGTCTCTTCCACACTTATCACACTTCATACATATATTATATCATACCCAGCAACTATTGTCAACTCCCTTATCCACTTTGTTAATAAAATAATCGTATGATTGGATTATCCTTGACATAATAAGGTAGCTGTGATATACTGGTACTATGAGTACTCCAGCTATATTGCCGCCTTCTACTGACAATCCTAAAGAGGTGTCTATAGCAACTACGCTAATTCCTTGGCGTAAAGATGACTTCCGAGCTAGATATATGGGCTATCTTGCCTGTGGTTTCAGTCCAGATGAAGCACTCTATATGCTTGGGCTGAATAGAGGTTGGCTTGAGGAGCAGCGACAGGATAGCAGCTTCAATGAGGTAGAAGTCAGAGTTCCTGAGATTCGTAAGGAGCTTAGCAAGGAGTACATTGAACTTGACTTCTTCAGGAACTTCAGATTAGTAATAGAGAAGGATTACAGAATCCTCAAGAAATCTATCGAAGAGGAGGTATTGAGCAAACAAGAGCATGACTATCTCCTCAAACTCCGCTCAGCATATAGTCCCCAGCAACTACAGATACTCGAGCAGGTTATGCGAGGAACTGGAACTGGTGATTGGAACTTTGCTAAGTGGATATATGACAATCAGGATAAGATTATCAAATTTAGCAGGAAAGATGAAGTAACGGTACTGAATCGTAGTGAAATACAAGGCGAGAGTAGTCAGGACAGTAACGACCAAAGCTAGGCAGGCATCTCGAAGAAACATCATCCGAGCACAAAGGTCTAGGGTTGGTAGGAAGGAACCTCGGAGTCCTGGCAGAGAAACCAGAAAACGCCAACGGATGAGCAAACCGATAGTTCGTAGCAGAGCACCAATAATGCAAAGAAGGAGAACAAGATAATGCATATACCTATCGAAGAGATATGTGGTTTTGGTGTAGGAGGAGCACTAGCGGCACTAATTTTCTTGATGTATAGGAGAGATAAGAATTCTACCGAGAAGAGGATTGATGATATATGCCAAGGCCATGAGCAAAGACTCCGTGAAGATAGGGAACAGCTAGTAAGTATGATTAAGTCAGACCAAAGTACTAGGGAGAAGCATACTGAGGTTCTGCAGGAACTAACAACTACTCTTAAAAGAATGAACGGAAGGAAGTGATAATGGCGAATACGAGGAAGTGCCCAGGAAGCAAGATTAGGAGTAGTGGTAGAGGCAGAGGATTGGGTATCGGTAAAGGCAAAGGGCCTATAGGTCGAAGGAGACGCTAATGGCAAAAGCAGCTAAGGCTAAGAAGGCTAGGAGTACTGGCGGAGGAAGCAAGTGGATACAAAAAGCCATCAAGCGGCCTGGAGCGCTAACTATGAAAGCAAAAGCGGCTGGTATGTCTACTATGGCTTTTGCTAGGAGACACAGGAAAGCTCCTGGAAGGCTTGGTAAGCAGGCTAGGTTGGCTCTTACTCTTGGCGGACTAAGAAAGAGGAAATAGACCAATGCAGGTCGTAGACCAAGACAAAGCCTTTGAGACTTTGCTCTCTAATCGTCGCCTTATGATGGAGACATTGCTCCAGATAGAGAACAAGGAGCGTCAGCTTGTTCCTTTTATCCTCAACCCTATTCAGGCTGATATGTATGAGAACTCTGGCTATCGTGATGTCTATGTTAAGCCAGCTTCCATAGGAGCAACATCATATCATCTGGCTGACTTCTACTGCGATAATATAACTCTTAGTGGGACTGTTTCTGTTATCGTAAGCTACGATGAAGCAAATGCTAAGCGGCTAATTATCAAGGCGAAGAGATTTCACCAATTCTTATCTAAGCGCCTGCCTTCAATTCCTAAGATGGAGCACAAGGGAGCTGAAGAACTGACATGGGAGGATAAGGATACTAGATTCTATTCTGTTATGTATATCTTTAGCTCTAGGAGTTACTCCATTGGTAGAGGTGAGCCGATACATAATTTACTGCTTGATGAGTATGGATTCTGGGTAGTAGGAACACATGAGCTGGTCTTTGCATCTGCTGTTCAGAGAGTTCCTCTGAAGCTTGGAACTAAGATTAGAGTACTATCAACTCCTAATGGCGAGGATAATCCTTTCTGTGAGATGTATAGGGCGGCTAAGGAAGGAACATCCGTAGGTAAATCAGTCTACAAGCCACACTTCTATCCTTGGTTTACTCATCCAGAATATATTATGTATCCTAGCGACCCTTTCTGTCTGGAGGGAGATGATGTAGAACCATTGCAGAATCTCCAATCTGAAGAGGTTGTACTGTTAGGTAAGTTGGTTAATCACTATGGACTTAGCGAGATTGATGCAATGGCTAAGCTTAGATGGAGAAGGTATAAGAAGCATGAGGTAGCTAGCTTGAGAAGAAGCGGTGATACAATCTTACTGTTCGAGCAGGAGTTTCCTGAGGATGATGAGACTTGCTTCCTTGTGGCTGGAGACCAAGCATACTCCTCAGACACCATAGCGGATAAGATTCGCCACTGTATTCCTGCTCCAATTCAGAAGAATATTGTAGCGACTGACCCTATGACAAAGACTACAATATCTGCTACATTAGATATTTGGCATGATAGGATAGAAGGATTAAGTTATGTAGCTCCTATAGACCCAGGCAAGGGTAAGACATCAGAGTCTGTAGGTCATGTATGGCACTTTGAGGATGGCTACACTGATAAGGAAGGCAAGGAGATTCCTCCTATTATGCAGCATTGTGCTACACTAGCTGGCTTCCATGATGAGTGGGAGATGGCTATACTGATGAAGGAAGTAGCACACTACTATAACGGAGCAGTCATAGCACCAGAGGATAATCTGGATATTGTTAGTCATTTGAGAGATTATCCTGACCTATATTGGCGAGAGGATGTGAGGACTGGCAGGCTGATTAAGTCTATTGGCTGGCAGACTAATCTATCTACCAAACCTTATATGATTACTGAACTTAGTCGACACCTTGAACATATCGACTGTCAGGATGTAAGATTCTGGAGTCAGTGCAAGAATATCCGCAGAAATCCTATGTCAAAGAGCGGTATCCTTGTGGTAGGTGCAGATGACCACCATGACGCAGGAGCAATAGGAATAGTATGTAGGGATGCTCAGCCTGTTCAGCGAGGCTATGTTGGAAGCACTTCTGATGAAGGCTCTGGAGGCTGGACTGAAGGCTGGGGAAAATAAACTATGGCAAGTATAGGATTTATACTATGAAAGGAGGAATAGTATGGATGCTTTATATTTAGCATTATCAGCAGGTGGAGGAGGTATAGCGGCAGCTCTCTTGGGCTGGTTCAAGTCTGGAGACAAGTTTAATGCTCGTATATTCGGAGCCTCTGTTGTGAGAGCAGTATTGGCTGGAGCTGGGTTTGCAATAGGAACTACACTAGCTACTGGTGTGGCATCAGTAGAAAATCTAATTGCTGCTTTTTTAGCTGGAGCAGGTGTAGATGTCCTTGGACACAGGTTAGCAGGAAACAGCTAACATATAGTATAGTCCTATACTTGCCAATCTAAGAAGGTAGGATGGATGAGGAAAAAGTTTATCGAGCAGATATGATGTATACTTGCAGCTTTCCTGGCTGTAAGAAAGCGATTCTGCCAGGAGAGAACTGGAAGTATGCCTGGCTGAAAGTTGTGGTAGATGACAAAGGGCAAGGGGTAGAGAGGTTAGTAAAGGTTCATGCTCATCATCCCTTAAAGGAGAAGTAACATGGATATAAATGCAGTTAATGTAATTACCAGATGTAATGCTCTTAGAACATTCTGGGAGCCTAGAAACAAGGCTATGAAGCGTTGGTATAGGCTTATAGAGATGATAGATGAACTGAAGACCGAGAAGATGGAATCCTTCGTAGGTAATGACCCTAGGGCACTATACAACTTAGTGTTACACCTCCTTGACTCTGATATTCCTCACAGAATCAAGGATTATGATATGGCTGACCTCGAGATAGTCTCTGCTGTTGCAGATGTGAGCAAATACTTCAAGAGGCATTGGAAGGATGCTCAGAACACTTATCGTCGCTCTAATCCTCGACAGAGTTTGTCTAGAACCTTCATAGGGTTTATGCTCGCCACTGGCTGGTACTCTATGTTCAGTTTGATGTCAGATGATGGCAAGCGAACTTACAAGGAGCCTTGGAATCCTATGGAAGTATATCCTATGTGGGAACCTATGCTTGGACTGTCAGAGGTTGCTCATCTTTATAGCATTAGTCCAATCAGTGCGTTCAATATGGCTAGGGCGAATAACTGGGACCTTGGTCTACCTCTCAACCAGTGGATAAGTTTACATGGCAGAAGCAATGTTCCTATCTATGACTACTGGTGGATTGAGTTGTCAGATACCTTCCCATACATAATGGCTGTCTGGAATGCAGTTGTTATAGGGAATAGGCTTGTGAAGAATGAGCGGACTAGGTTTAAGAAGATTCCAATCTATGTAGCTCCAGTTGGTGGACTTCCTGATATGGGCAGTCTGACAGAAGGGGCATCGACTGGTGAGATATACTCCTCAACATTGAGAGTGCAGGAGCAGAGGGAATCAACTGGTGCAACTCAGGATAGGTGGAAGGCTGAGCTTGGACAGTCCATCCTCGCTACCAATGAGAATATTTACCGAACTTGGAACAAGTGGTGGAGCTTTAGCTTACAGCTACTGAGAGATACTGCTCAGCCAAGAATCTTTGAGCGGAGCAGAAGTGGTAAGGCAATAGTCCAACCTCAGGATATCTTCAGACGAGGAGCTATCTTCCGAGGAGGTGTTGATGATTCTGTTGAGTTCATAGGCACACCACCTATACCACTAGAACTAAGAAGCACTCAGCTTGACCTTGAAGCTATGATGCAAAGAGGCGGAGTTAGCTGGGCTATGCACGGTTCAGTTGCTGGACAGATAAGTGCCTATGTTATGAGCCAGATAGCAGCCTCAGCCAATCAGGTGATGAAGCCTTTTCATCAGGCAATAATTGATGCCTTTTCAGATATGGACAATGACGACTTAGAGGACATCAGAAATAGAAACCTCAGACCTTATGGCTGGAAGTGCCCTACTGAGTTGCCAGATGATGCACTAGTATCTGCTGATTATGAGGTGGAGATTCCTGGCGACTTGATACAGAGAGCCACTACAGCGAGGATGCTAGACCCTGAGTTCCAGCTTAGTTATAGATACGTAATGGGCAAGCTGTTTCCTGATATTGAAGACCCTATGCAAGAGAGGGCACAGCGGCTATCTGACAAGGCAGCATTGCATCCTAGCAACGCTATGATAGCCTTGATTAGATACTATGAAGAACAGTCAGCTTTCCTGTCTCTACATGGAGACGCAAGAGGAGCACAACTATATGAGCTGATGGCTACAATGGCTATGCAACAACTAACACCTCCACCTGAAGAGCAGACTGCTCGTACTGGCAGGGTAGCAGGTATGGCTAGACCAGAAGGCTTGCCACAACTACCAACTGGTGAAAGAGTTCGTGAGACTGAGACGAGGTAAATATGGCAGAACCAAAAGTAGAAGCTAAAGCAGAAGTTACAGGATTAGGAGAAGTAGCTGGAGCTGCTCCTACACTTCCTGCTCCAGTAGAAATACCAGAATACTACACTGGATTTGCTCAGGAGTTCCAGCATCTTGGAGCTGACCTTCAAGGCATATACCAGAAAATGCAAATAGCTGAGAAGGGGCTTAACAAGTCAGCACTCTCATATCTAGTTCCTGGAGGAACTGTTAGCGACTTTATCTCTATGGTTACTTCCTATGCTGGTGTAGTGCCTTTCGGTAAGCAATTCCTAAGTCTATTTGAGAACATAGTAAGCCCACTTACAACAGATGCTAGGCTGGCTGCACAGGCTGAGTTTGATGCTCTAGCCAGGCAGTTTCAGGTAGCCGAGTGGAAGATAGAGATTATGCAAGTTTTGCCAATATACTTGTCAGACCCTTCCTATGTATTGGAGAATCCAGAGGACATACTACAATATGTAGCACCAGGAGTAGAATTATCCGATGCTGATACTGCCTGGCTAAATACTACATTTGGTAAGCTTGAGCACCTGAAGAATGTTCTTCCTGAAGGCTATGAAGGCGATGTTCTTGAAACTCAATCTAACATACTAAACGAGATTCTGTCAGCACCCAAGCTGGAGATGAAGGGTGTTCACAGACTAACCATAGATGAGATAGCTAAGGCGTTTGCCTTTGGTGTGGCTGAGCTTCCTGCTGGTATGACTGAGGAGGATGTAAGGGAGTTGCTTAGCAAGATGGACATTCAGGATGAGGAGCTACAGAGCCAGCAAGAATGGCTTATGGAGAGAGCAAAGGAGTGGGAGACAGAGGCTGCTAGGATGAGCATGATTAGAGCAGGTGAAATACTGGCAGCTGTTCCAGAACTAACACCCTTAGAATATCTGAATTTATCGTTTACTCAGCCTATGATGG